CTTTTCCGCCGCCACATCATCGACCTCAATGCCGTTCTCCCGAAGGTAGCGCCGCACCGCTCCCATGCCCTCAGGCGTGGCGCATCTGGTGGACACGACCACCACTCTGTACCCCGCGGCTCTGATCCGCTTGATTTCTTCGTCAATGAGCGGCACGGGCGGGTCGGGTACAACGTCTACGCCCTGCCAGCCGCTCACATAGGAATGGATGACGCCGTCAAAATCCAGCACCACATTCGGCTGATACTTCATCTCCCAAGCCATTACTGCGCCTCCTTGCCGGTTCCGGTGCTGCCCCAGCCGCCACGGTTCGGGTTGCCGAGATCCTCGACCACCTCGAACTCAACCGGCTCGTCCTGCTTCACGAGGCGGAACTGGCAGATGCGCGTCCCCTTCGGGATTTCCGTATGACGGATGGCAACCGCCGGGAAGCCCCAGATGTCATCGTTACCGCAGTAGCTATGCTCGATGATGCCCACGCTGTTCGCCATGATGACGCCGAAGTTCTTGCAGGTCGAGCTTCTGGGAACGACCTGCGCATAGTAGCCGGCAGGAAGTTCCATCGCAATGCCGAGCGAAATAATTTTGAAGTCCAACGGCTCCAGAACGATGTCCTCGGCGGTGTAAAGGTCAACCCACTCGCCATGTGACTCGGGCAGCGGGTTCCCGTGCGTGTTGATTTTGACTTTCATGTTAAGCCCTCCTTGATGTTTCGTATCTGTAATCGTAGCCATCGAGCCTGTACGGGTCTTTCACTTTACCCGTACATCTGGCCCAGATGGCGTTTTGACTGATGTAGTTCTTCTTGGCCGCCTCTCGTCCAGAAGAGTAAATGGCGACCACTTGACCGTCCTGATCGACCTTCATCACGGCCTTGCGCCGGTTCGCGCTGGAAAGTTTGCCGCTGACCTGCTTACTGGCGAATGAGAGGTTCACCAGCTCGCAATCCATCTTTGCGCCGTTTCGATGGATGATGTTGTACCCCGGCCTGCGACCTCCCATGAAGGCGTCGGCCATGAGCCACACAACAGGCACATCTACTTTTCGGTTGTCCGCTGTCCGCATCTTCACGCAGGCACGGGTTCGTCCGCTGATGTACGGCTTCAGGACGTACCACTCGCCACTCTCCAGTTCCTTTCGGACGACCGCCTCGCGGTTGATTTGGTATCGGAAGCGATAGCCGGGGATTTCTACCCATTCCGCGCTGTCAGGCGTTTGGCTTTTACACCGCTTCGCGCTCATGCCTTGTCTCCGGTTTCGTCCAGATAGGTCGCCTGCAGATCGGCGATGTGCAGCAAGACGGCCAGCGGGAACTTGTCAAAGGCGTTGCCAACGCTGTACCCGCCGCCTTGGAAGTCGTTATCCGAGAACCCCATGTGCCAACGGATCGCCATAGCCTCCTCGCGGCTCAGGCGCATAAACCCAGAGATGATGTAGACGCTCTTCTCACCGTGCCCGTAAGGCAGCTTGTCATCGACCACATAGAACGGGTACTGCTCCCACCTGCCCTGATCGTTCTTGCGGTTGCGCATCTCGACCGCATAGAAGTTCGCTTTGCAGATGTCGTGAAGCAGACCACAAACCGCAATCGTCTCCATCGACGGCTCGTTGAAGCCCGGAGTGATGGTTGCTTCGTTGGCGCAAATCGCTTTCATGCGCTCAAACACATGGAGGCTGTGCTCAAGCAACCCGCCGGGGCTGGACAGGTGGAAACGGGTGCTGGCCGGTGCCGTAAAGAAGTCCGAGGACTCGATCCACGCCAGCAGCTTGTCAGCGCCCGGTCGCGTGATATTCTCTGTGTACGCCTTGATAAACTTGTCTTTCATGCTCATATCCTCCTCAAAAATACATCATGCTCAGTGCCCAAGACGCCAGATGCAGAACGCCCGCAGCCGCGAACAGCGCGATATAGACGTGCTTGCCTCGGCCGCTCTCGCCGATGACGCCGACGGTTGCCAGCACCATCACGATCATCGTAAACACCTGAAAGAACTTCACTTCACATACGCCCCCTTCCATGCTTCGATTGCTTCATCGCAGAACTTGCCGTCGCACTGACCGACAACGCCCTTTCTGCCCTCGCAGTATTCGCACAGATCCGTTTCGAGCATATCGACGATCTGGTCATCGGTCATGTCCCCGTAATACTCGCCATTGGTGAGCTTCACCGCTATGAAAACGCGCCCGCTGTCGATAGCCTGCTGGCAGGTCTTCAACTTCCATTCCCACAGCACAGCCTTGTGCATCGTCTTCGTTGTGCGAGGGCCAAAATGGACGATGAACCAGTCATGCTCCAGAAGTTCAGCCACGCTGTCAACGCGGTCTCCCTGTTTGTACTTTCTCTTCACTTTCATGTTACCTCCTAAAATCCGTTCCATATTTGCTTGCCGTGATACTCGAAGCATTCGGCATCGCAGCAGTCTTCGGGAGTCAGATCCACAAGCCGCTTTCGGCTGCGGGAGATGAACAGGTCGGAGTCCATAGGCGGCTTCGGGTTCTTATCCCTCAGCAGCTCGTCTACCTCCAGCAGCTTCGCGTAGGTCTGCGGCTGGCGTTCCTTGAGGTTCTCGAAGAAATAGTTTCGGTGGAACGGGCAAAAGCAGCAGGCGGACGCCTTGGTGTCCAGTCCCCAGACATCCAGTATGTAGGCGTAGTTGTCAGCCCTCGTCAGTTCCATGTCCACCAACGGGAAACGGTTCACAAACATCGGGTTCGGGCTGTCCTTGCACCGCTGTTTTTCCTCGAAGCTGAACCCCATGTGCATCTCGTGGGCCTTCTTGTCCTCGTCGCGGAGCCGCTGGCCTTTCTTGTAGCCGAGCACTTCCCAACGGACGAACTTTGAGATGCGCTCCACCTTGTAGTCGATGGTGCAGTTTCGCGGCATCCTTGACTTGTGACCGTCATCCCGCAGCGTCCACCATGGGATGCTGACCGTGCGGCGTCTCCCGAAGTTCTGCATCAGATCCCGATGCAGCGGTGCGTCCAGCATCTCATATCGAATGCCGGCGGTGTCACAGGCTCGGTGTACGAACTCGGCCTGTTGCATGACCCACGGGGGCTCGAAGCCGAGGTCGCAGAAGACGACCAGATCGTAAACCGGAACCAGCGGGTACGGGCGTTCGTGGCCTTTGCGCTCGGCGTCCACATTCTCACAGGACATCAGGGCCAAGGCCGTCGATTGCATTCCCGCACCGAAGGACAAAATCTTCACGTTTGCCCCTCCACGCTTTCCCCGCGGCGGAACTCAGCGGCCATCGTATCGGCCGCCTCACGGCTGATGCCGATTGCCTCGAACTGCTGGTAAATCTCTTCGCGGTCTTCGGGAGCCGCAGACACCAGCGCAAAGGTCAATTCGGCATCCGTCGGAGTTGGCTTCTCAGGTTCTTCCGCCTCTTCGGCTTCAAGGCTCTGCGCCAATCCCTCTTTGTACTCAGCGATTTTCAGCTTGCCGAACTCAATCACGGCTGTCATGTAGTCCTCGTGCTCGAAACCGCCTTCCTCGAACTCACGGCTCCAATTCAGAATGTGGTGGAACAGGTCGCGGCTGTCGATTTCTGCGCCGTTCGAGCCGAGCATCTGCGCCGCCAGCGCAGAGAGGTCATAGACGCACTCGCAAAGGCGGATTTCGCTGTCTTCGCCCACCGCGGTCACGAACTTCTCGCCGGCGTCGCTGTAACCACAGGTCTTGCAGTCCCAGACGTCTTCCCTGTCCGGTTCGTGCGTGACCTCGACGCAGTCATTCAGGCACCGAACGAACGTGCCGCTGTCATCCAGTTCCCAGTCCTGCGTGACGTGCGCCGTCGCGCAAAAGGTCTTTCCGCCGCAACGCGGGCAGCGCAGAACCTCATTTTCTTTCAAAATCATCACTTGCTCCTCCATCACTCAGGCTCTTTTTCAGCCCTGCATATACTCCCTCAAGGGTTTCAACGAGTCCATCTGCCTCAAGGCTGTCCGTCGAAACCAGCCTGCAATCGCTCATGCTGATGTCGTCGATTAGATGGATGCCGTAGAACTGTTCGTCAGGCTCCAAACCGGCCTTGTTCTCAATCAGCGCCGCCGTTATCTCTCCGTTCTGTTCTTTCTCGGCCTTTGCCACGAGGAAGTAGGTCGAAGAGCGGTCGCCGTTGACTGTGGTTGGGCCGTTGCCCAGATCCGCCATCATCGCCTCTGCCAGTTCTTTCGGGGCGATTGCGAAATCGAACCTTTTCATCCCTCGGGCCACCCTTCCATTTCTTCCTTGAAGTAGTCCTCGTCGCCATCATCGCAGGCACCGGACATAATCTGCTTGCCCTTGTAGAGCACGAAGTACCACATTCCGTCGGGGTTCCCCACCATCTTGCGCCACGCCGCTGCAAAGTCGGCCACACTGTTGAAGACGTAGCAGGTGCGGATCGTGGCCGCATCTTTGAAGTCGTCCACGAAGTTTTCCACATCCTTCTCGGGGTTGCTGTCATCCGCGAACATCATCACGACCAGCCCCCTCGGGATAGCCACATCGAAGGACTGCCCGCACTTCGGGCAAATCCCTTTCCAGCCAAGGCCGTCACGCACGATGGCCTCGTCGGACTCGAACCCGCAGTCCGCACAGGTCAATTTCATTTCAAACCCTCCTCAAACATTTCGATGTAACTGTCCGCGCTCTGAAGCTGGCGCTCCACTTCTGCCTCCGTATCAGCCGTAAAGCAGTACCGCGCTACCGCGTAGCCCTTCTTGCTGATCCACCAGCTCGTCTTGCTGTTGAACGCATTTCTGGCCGGGGAGAAAACGTAATCCCCGAAAATTCGCGGCTCCGGTGTCGGCTTTGCCGCCGCATCCGCCGCTTTAGCCTTTGCCTGCCACCATTTCAGCTTGCGGTCGAGCGAGTCAAACGCTCTGGCGAAGTCGCAGGGAGCGTCACCATAGCAGACATCTCTGCAGTTCTTGCGGTACGGGCACTGTCTGCATCTCTTCATCAGAACGCCCTCCGGTACACACGCTTGACGCTGATGAACGCCGCCTCCGGGTGCTTCAGCAGGTAGAACCGCCGCTGGCTCTCGTTCGGGTAGGTGTTCCCGTTTTCGAGGCGGCCGAGCAGATGGTGGTTCTCGTCGAAGAGTTCCACGAAGTAGGCCGTCTCCACGCCCATGTTCGGGTCATCCTTGGCGTAATCGTCGAGGACGGGCAGGTGCTCAACCCGTGTTCCATCTCTTTTCAGGTACATATCAGATTCTCCTATTCCATCGCGGCCCTCAGGGCCTCGATTGCTTCCGTGATGTTGTCGTGTGCCGTGTCCAGATTGTCGGCCGCGGCTTCAATGGCCGCATAGCGTTCGCTGCCTTCCAGCCCCTCAGGAGCATTGTCGAACTTCTCCTGCTCGTCGTCGTGCAGGCTCTCCACCTCGTCGCCGAGGGTTTCAAGGGCGTTGACGATTTTCTCAATGGCCGCCCGCGTTGCTTTGTTCATGGCTCCTCCTCAATAGTCGGCGTCGAGGTTTTCATCTCGCTCGTCGTACTTGACTCCGTCGTAGCCGGTGGTCGTCATGATGCGCTCGTAGCACTTCGCACAGACACGACGGAACGGGATGCCGTAGTAGTCACGGGTGCCGTACATCTCGAACGGGCGCGCCTCCTTGCCGCACTTCGGGCAGATCTCTTTCACCAGCCGATAGCCCGGAAGCGACGTTAGGTGGCCGCCGTCATCAATCAGGAAGTCATCCCACGCGCCATCGTCGAACAGCTTACAGGCGGCTTCATACGCGCTGTCGAAGCTGTCGTGCTCAGACAACGGCTTGTGGTAGCGGCAACCGGCGGCCACATCTTCGACCTTCAAAATCACGCCGCCGCGCCCGCACTTCGGGCAGTCTGCGCCGATCTGCTTCTCGTAGCCGCAGAACGGGCAATTCACGTTCTTCTTTTCCATTAGTTCTCCTCCTTACCGAGCCAGACCAGCAAACGGATCTGGTCGTGCATCGCTACAAGCCTGCGCTGGGCATCCGCCAGCTCCTCGATCATGGCTGGCACAAACTTGATGATGTCGTCCACATCGGAAGTCGAGATGTACTGTCGCAGCTCCATGACCTTTCTGGCCTGCCAGCACCCCGTCTCCCCAATCTTCCGGCTCAGTTCCTCAACCTTGCGGTCGATGGACTTCTTCAGGTCGCTCATTTCAAAACCTCCTTACCGTCTGCTTGCTCTGCGCCGCTGACGGGCAAGCCGTCTCTGGCGAAGTTCTTCTCTGTACTGACGCTCTACCTCTTCGTCGTCCTCGTAATCAGGCAGGCGGTCGAGGTATCGCTGGATGAACGGGATGTGCGGGAAAACGTAGTCGGCGATCAGAGCGCCGATGCCAAGGACGCCGAGGAACACGGCCAGAAATGCGAAGTCAACGATTGCCTCGCCCAACAGTTCGGGTGTCATTTTGCCGCCTCCTTCATCATGTTCGGAAGTTCATACTTCACGAAGTCATCGGCCAAACAGGCCGCCTCTTCCTCAAGCTCGTCGGCCCAGCCGCTCAGGTATTCCCTGCGGGCGTCCACATCTTTCCAGTTACCAACGCTCAGGCCGGCGGTTGAGCAGACGATATATCCCTCAGCGTCAATTCCGAACAGCGGAGAGCCGTACTTCCGCTTCCACTCGTTCTCCTCGCTGATGGTTTCCGCATCAGCCTTGATGATGTACTCGACCACCGAATGGTCGAAATCGTATCGGAACAGCTTGCCGCTGACCTTGACTGGATTGCTTTTCACTGGTTGTGCGCCTCCTTGCCCGCTTTCCATTCCTTCATGAAGTCCTTGTAGTCTTCCTTGCCATCCACGGCCACTTCCGCCCAGAGGAACCCTGGCTCTCCAAAGATGTCGAAGTCGTAGCCCGTCTCCTGCAGAATTGCTATCACCTTGTCTTCCTCTTCTTCGGTGAAAGAGATAATTGCCGCCGGTTCAAGCGGTCTCGCCAGCTTGTCGCCGAAGGAGTTCACCGTCTGGCGTCCCTTGTACTGCACGTTCATGTGCTTGCCTCCTGCCTCACATCTGAATTTCAAACCGGCTGAAATCATCGTTGGCGGTCAGCACATACTCTTTACGGTTGACAGCCACGGGAACTCGCTCACCGTCTCTGTATGCCGACGTTTCCATGTAGCCGGCCCAGCGGTCATCGCTCTCTTTGCGGGTCAGGGTCACGCGGGCATGGGGAGAAACGCTCAGCATATTCTCGGCTTCATACACGGTGAACACTGTCATGTGGCGCCCCTCAGCCTTGAGCTGCTTTGCAAGCTCTCTGGTGTTGTCGCTTGCAGCGGTCAGAGCGTCCAGCAGATCCATGAGAGGATAGGTCTGGTTCAGCTTCATAGTTGCCTCCTGATTTGCCGTCTGGCTTCTTTGAATTATCCATGTGGTTATCTTATGTGTTAATTATACTTTATTACCTACCTAAGTCAATAGGTTTTTGCATATTTTCACAAATATTTTTACCGAATATCATTACATCCGTTTATCCTTTTGACGCAAATCCAGAACCTTTCTGTACGGCCCGTAGACGGCCTCTGGCGGCGTTTTGGCGGCAGGGGTGAAAGTATATAGGAAAAGGCGTAGCGCATCGTAGCGGTCTTGTAGGCGAATTTGGCGGTATGCTGGGGCCGGTTCGGAGAGAAACCTCCTGAAAACGCAAAAACACCCCCATCCCGGCCGAAGCCGAAATGGGGGTGTTGAATCTATCCGCTATGCAGTTGTCAGGGCCAGCGAGGGGGCGCAAGCCCTCTGCATGGCGGGCGTATCGGGCCGGAGGTCGAAGCCCGTTTACGCTTTCTTCAGGACAGCCTCCATGATGGCTCGCAGGATCTCGTCCTTGCGGGTCAGGCCGTCCAGCTCAATGCCGTATTCCTCCGCCTTCTTTTTCAGCTCGGGAACGGTCAGCTTGAGCAGCTCGATTGCGAGGTCAGCGGCGGCTACCGCCACATCAGTCTTCACCTCTTCGGGCGTCTTGACCACGCCTGCTTCGCTGTTCGCCTTGTATTCGTCGGCATACTTCCGCATCCAGTCGAAAATCGTCTGGGCGATGCTCTGAAGGCGCTCGGGGGTGAAGATTTTCTTCAGAGGGGCCGGGATCTTGACGTACAGGCCGTTGACGACCTGAGACATCTTCTCCGAGCCGGTCAGACCGGACGCCTCGGCCAGTGCAATGAGTTCGCTCACCGCACCGAGGACGTTGCCTCTGACCTTGAAGAAAAGCATGAAGCCGTAGGTGATCGCGCAGATCACGACCTCAATGATTTCGAGTACGCTGAGAAAATCCATTGCATTTTCCTCCTGACTTGCGGCTCATGGCCGCTTAATATTGTTCCTGCTTCGGGTGCCGCTGGTCATACTCACGGCACGGAAAAGGCTCCGTGTCGTGGCATTTCTCGCAACACTCTTCGCAGGTGGGACCGTATTTCTGGTTGTAGATGCACGGCTTGACCTCTACGATCTCTTTTCCGCAGACCGCGCATCTCAGGGTGCTCACGACGGCAGCTTGAGCTTTTGGCCGGGACGGATCACGGTCGAACTCAAGCCGTTCAGCGTCATGATTTCCTTGTAGCGGTTGCCGTTGCCGAGACGCTTCTGGGCAATACCCCAGAGAGAGTCACCGGCGACCACCGTATAGACCGCCTGCTCTGCGCCAGAGTCGGCGCCGATGTCGGCGGCATTGACCCAGCCGTAGACGGTGCAGCCGCCGCCCTGATTGACAAGATGGTACGGATGCTTTGCGCCCTTCGCAATACTTGTTACCTTCGCCTTGCCGGGTTTGCAGGGCACTCCGTTCATTGCCTGACTGCTGACGTAGTGCGTCTTGCCGTTGAACTGGACGATGTCACCAATCTTGTAGTCTGCACCGCTTGTCTGACCGCCGGCGCTGGGCTTCGTCGGCGTGACGGGCGTGGTCGTTCCAGCGCCGTCGTACTTCGGACGGCCATAGCCGACGATCTTCGCGCTGTTCAGCGCATAGCTGCGACGCGCACACTGGTTGCTGGTATTGCCCTCGATGGTATAGACCTTCGAGGCATCCACTTTCTCCACAAGGCCGGTGTGGGTGCAGTTGTCAATCGACGTACCGAAGAAAATCTGATCGCCCATCTTCGGATTGGACGTGTGGAACTGCCCTTTCTGCTTGTAATACTTCGCAGACCAAGTGCAGCCCGCACCGCAGGAACGCTCAGGCTGGCAAAGCAACCGCAGGGCGTTCTCATAACCGAACGCGGTCACAAAGCACCAGTCCACGAACATATCGCACCATTCGTAGCCGTTCTTCTTGCCGTTGTACCACTTCGGGTACTTTTCGTCGAAGTCTCTGGCGTACTTTGTCCAGTTCGCGCTACCGGGGTTGGCGGTCTTACTGTCGAGCTGACTGTTGGACGCCTTTTCGACGTAGCCGAGTTCGCCGATTGCGACGGCGACCACGGCGGAAGCGTAGCATTTGCTCACTCCAGACACTCCTTTCTGGGCCGGGGAGTCGGCGGCGTACTTATCGTAGAACTTCTGGCCGAAACCGGCGCGGCGGGTCTTCGCCGCCTCACTCTGGTCTGCCGGTCGCTCGAAGTTCAGCAGGACGCTATCGGATGCAGCCCGCACGGTCTTCGCCGTTTTCAGTGTCGAGATGACGACCGTGTAGCCTTGCAGCTCGTTCCAGAGGAAATCGAGCTGCATCTCCAAGTCGCCGATGCTCTTGCCCTTCTTCTTGGCAAAGTCGAGCAGGTTCTTCTTCCGACTCCAATATGTCCATTGCGCCAGACCGTAGCCGGCGCTATCTTTCACGAAGTTCTGGTACGTCCCGTTGTCCACCGCAGCCGTGTAGGCGGCGTCGGTGAAGCTGAGGGCCTTCTCGTAGCTGTTTTGCAGGTTGGTGGGAATCAGGCAGCTTTCCGCATACAAGTTCCCCATCAGACCGGCAATCCCGCAATCGGGTAGTCCCTTGGCTTTCAGGTAGTTCCAGATCTTCTCTTCATTTGTGCTTCCAATCAGCGACATTTCATGTCTCCTTTACTGGTCGCGGTTCTTCTGTTCAGCGGTGAACGACGGCTCGAAGTCCTGCGCGGGCTGCTGTGCCTCGCGCTCCATTCTCTGCCGGTCTTCCTCCGCCCATTTCCGATCCTGCTGTTTATCCTTGGTGGTCTTGATCCAGCCCATGACGCCGCACTCGCCGCCGAGCAGGGCAAAGACGCACTGGCAGAGCGTGTCAGGGATGCCGCCGGTCGTTTCATACAGCGTGAGCATACGGTGCGTGAACCAGACAAGCGATACGCCGATGATGACCAGAATCAAGTCCATCGTTTTGATGCCCTTCTTCTTCACGTTCATCTGCGGTTCAACGCGACGCCGCGCCGTGCGATTGCGAATGCGCGACGCGATGTTGCTCACCAGCCACGAGATGACGATGCCAAGCAGGAAGCCAGCGGCGCAGAACAGAACGATATTCAGGACGCTCATACGCCCGCCTCCTTACTTTTTCAGTGGCAGCGCATCGACGCCCTCAACGATGATGTCGGCGTCGCCGTTCCCACCAAGCCCGCTGTGGTAGCAACTGTGCATGGCGTGGAACCGGCGGCGGTCATCAAAAGAGATTTCCCCCTTGTTGATGTAGCCCTGCCCCAGCCAGAGAATCCGGTCGAGCAGAATCAGCTTCAAAGCCTCCGACTGTGCGGTGTCGCTGTTCTTCAGGTGCTCAAGCTGTTCCTGAAGACCAGACAGCGTCTTTGTCAGCTCGTCGGTCTTATCAGCCTTCTCCTCCGCCCGGTCTTCCTTCACGGCCTTGCGGTTCGCCTTGAACTTCCATCTCTCGTTGATGCCGTTGATAACGGCCGCTCCTGCCGCGCCTCCGGCGACTGCCATCAGCACGGCGATCAAGATTTCTCCGATATTCATACTCTCGTACCTCTCTCAACAGTTTCTTGGTTTGGACTCGCTCTTCGCCGGTGAACCGGGTAACTGCATGGCGAGAGGCATCCAGATTGCGTTCATGTAAAACGGGAGCCGGTCAGAACGACCGGCTCCCGCCGCTGGGAGGTCAGATCTCCACCTCACAGGCTTCCAGGATCTCCTCGACCTGCTTACGCAGACGAGCGGGCACCTGGTCGATGGTCTTCTTGCCCTTGATAATCAGGGTAGCGTACACAACAGCCATTTCGTCTTCCTCCTTTCTCAGCAGATATTTAAGACAAAACTCGCGGAGGGCGCTCATACGGCGTCCTCTGCGAGCAGAGCCTCCACGGCTGCCCGGAGCCTCCCCGGAACATCTTCGATGGTCTTCTCACCCTTGCGAATCAGGGTCGCGTAAATTCTTGCCATAGCTTTATCCCTCCGTAGCCGAAGTCGCTGCGATGACCTGCTCGTAGACATCGCACAATGCCATCTGAGTTTCGGTCATCTGGTTCTCCAGAGACGAGATCTTATCCGCAAACGCACCGTCGCTGACCGCGGTGGTGATGCTGGTGAGCTGCGCCGTCGCAGCGTCGAGGATCGTCTTCATCTGCGCGGTCAGGTCTTCCGGCAGGTTGTCGCCATACTGGATGGCACCAATGACGGCATTATCCGTCTCGCGCTTAATCCACTTCTTCAAGAGGTTGCAGTAGGTCGTGTGCTTCGTGACGTAGTTCTTGTAAGCTGCGTACAACACAACCACATCGGCGGCAGAATAGGTCTTGACCTCCCCACCGTCACAGTGATACTGCTGCTCCTTTGCGCCGAGGGTGACGGCGGTAAACATGGATTCGATATTCGCCTGATCGTGCGTCTCCAGAGAGAAATGCTCCGTCCCACCGCTCAGTTCTACGTCGATACCGGCGTAAATCTTCTGCTGGCAGGTTTCGTTCGCCATGCTGAGCTGCTTCTCGGACAGCGTCAGCAGGTCATCCTTTCTCCATACGAGTCCCATGACTTTCCCTCCTTACTGGAACGCGCCGCTCACGCCGGAGATATATCCGCCGGCGGACGTGCCGCGCTCCACAGTGATGCGGAAGTTGAACGCCGCGCCGTTTGCTGCCTTCTTGTTCGTAAAGACGATGTTTGCGCCGCTCTTGACCTCCGCGGTGACGTCCTGCCACACCGGGCTGGTGTCCTTCGCGTTGTTGGTTGCCTCGACCTTGTAGACCGCGCCGGCCGGGATCTGCCCCACGACCGACATGACCGCCGCCGTGATGTCGCCGGAAACCGCCAGCGGCGTCTTCAGCGTGATGGTCGCCTTGTGGACGGCTTTCGTGAAGGTGGCCGTGAAGGTCGCACTCGCCTTGCCGTCGCTCACTTCGATGGTGATGGTGTGCGTTCCGTTCAGGATCTTCTGGAACTCCGCCGCGGTGCTGGCGCACTCGAATGTGAGCTGCGTACCGCTGGTGACATTCGTGCGTGTCTTCTTCACGACACCGTCCAGCTTTTCCGTGACCGTCAGCTTGTCGCCGTCGGCATCGTTGGGCGTGTACTTGAAGCTGAACGCCGCCGTCTTACTGCCGAGGTTCACGCCACTCGCACCGCTGGTACTGGTGATAGTCGGGGGCGTATTCGTAGATACGGTGCCATCATCAGAGACCAAGAGTGTAGAGGGAAGAACCAAAGCGGGGCGGATGCCGAGCGAGTTGGTTGTGTGGCCGTTGAAGGTGCAGTAGCCGTTGGAGTTGACGCCCCACACGTACTTGGTGTCGCGGGTGTAC